GCCCAGAGTTGGCATAATATGTCGATTAAGTCTAGTAACAGTAGCATCATAAGTTTGAGGCTTCACTGTTAACTTATAGGTTTCAAGCCATAAATGACTAAGTTCTTTAAATGTTTTAATCACAACTTTTCTTTTAATTGTAGATCCATTAGATAGGAAGTCAAGCTGCGCATGCTTGGCTTTTTGATTAACTTCTTTTCTTGTTCTTCCTGTGATGCTTGTTTTTACTCTCTTACCTGTCATTTGGTCAATGCCTAGATAAATACTAGCACGATAAACGATTGTACCGTTTTTCTTCTTATGTTCTGTTATTTTCATGATTATAAACCTTTCCATCAGCAGGCAAGCTATTATTAAAAGGGTTTTAGATTAGTTCATATCATGGTATAATATTAGTCTTTTTAAGACCTTGCGAGCGTGGAAAACTTGCGGGGTCTTTTTTGTTTGGTTTTGTAAGGTATAGAGAGTTTCAGAAGAAGTTTTGCATGTCTAAAAACTAGGTCAAGGTAGTCGTAGCCTTATGTCTGGAGGTGGTGCTTATGTATGTAAGTCACAGAAACCAAAAGAAAGGAGACGACAAGGTTTGTCAGTTTATGAAACGCTTACTTTGATGATTGCCTTTGGTACTCTGATAGTAGCTATCATGAATAACAAGAACAAATAGAAAAACCGTCCCACACTTTAGCCAATCGTGGACGGTTTATAGAAAATATAAACAAATACGGTAAGGCTGCCGTCTTAAACGGTGTTACCACAGGAGATTGTTTGCGCAATCTCCTTTTTCTATGTCCATTATAGCTTTGTTTGATAAAGAAGTCAAAGGGTATAGTTAGAAAGTATAGTCTTTAGCGCTCTTAACATTCCTTAGTGTTACCAAAATGAATAAAAATAATTTTATGCAAGAATTTATAATGCTTTATGCAACCACTGACCACGCGCAGACAGTTTTTTTAATTACCGCCGACAAAAAGTTCAGAAAAGTTCAGATTATACCTCAATTTTTGTCAAGTTTTGAGGGTCTTGTAATTAAAGAAAATTAAAGGCGTATCAAGGTATTTGCGCGTAGGTAAAGATGATAAATTTGGCATTTAGACATGAAAATTGAACAGGTCATAAAATGAGCGGTAACGGTAAGGTTACAGTAAGGTAGCTAATTTTATTCCACGCGCATAATGCTGAACTTCGAGCGAACTTAGAGAATAGAAGGTTACTACTCCCAAACACGAACACATGGTCGCATTTCGGAATGCTGGAAAATGTTGGTATGTACCGACATAATACGTCAACCTATTTCAATAGTTCTAAAACGCTCGGTAAATTCACTTAAAGAACTTGATATATCGGTCGTTTATTAATTTACTTTTTCCGTTGTGACAGCTTCTAAAATCAGTTGGCATTTTTAGCATATAGTATTCAGAAAATCGGACTTTTCGGCTGTCTTAAAGAGCAAAATGCGAGTCCTTAAAGGTAAAGCAACCAAAATTAGTGGAAAATAGTGGAATTCGGCGCGTGGGTATCAGATAGTCATGATTTAGATGTAAAACTCCCAATAACTTCTCCGATAATACGGAAATCACTATCTCTATCTATGAGTATATCGTCATACTTGTCGTTCAGACTATGCAGAAATGCTCCAGAATCGTTTATAACAAGTTGTTTGATATAAGCATCACCGTAATACTCAAAAACTCCTATATCACCATCTGACAGGTTAATAGATAGTTTGATAAATACATAGTCCCCAGAATGGTATTCGGGTTCCATAGAATCGCCATAAACCGGTATGACAAAATCAGCGTCGTAATCGACTGGTAATTCAATTGTTTCTACTTGTACATCATTTAGATACTGACCTGTACCAGCTGAAGCTGCGTGGTCGTAGTAATTGTAAGTGTAGTAGGTGGCTTGTGGTTCTTCTACTGTGTTTTGTTGTTCTAATTGTGTTTCAGCATAATCAAGGACGTTTAATTGTCGCTTGTGTTCTAGCTGAGATAAAGTAGATGTTACTTTTTGTAGGGTTGATGGGATAATATTACTATTTGTTTCAATATTATTAGAATCAAAACGGGGGTCAATGTCTGATTTTAGAACTCCGAAGAAGTCCGCCAGCTTTTGAACGTTTCCAGCAGTTGGGAGTGAACGACCTTTAACATAGCCAGTTATCGTACTCTTAGGTATTCCTAGTTTGTTGTGAATATCTATCTGTTTGATATTCTTTTTAGCCATAAGCATGTTGAGATTTGTTGAGAAAATTTCTCTATTTATTAAATCTTGGGGACTATTTTTAGCCATTTCTCTTACCCCTTTCTTTTTGTATCTGAATTAATTCTAACACAAATAAACCTAAAAGTACTATTTTTTTAATATTTTTCTACAAAAATCATTGACTTGGTACGAAAATAATAGTACTATTAAGCCATAGCTTTTTAGAAAGGAGTTGAAAACATGACGCAAATTACACTAAAAGCTGCCCGAATCAACGCTGGTTACACTTTAAAACAAGTAGCTGGAGCGGTTGGGAAAAATCCCCAAACTATTTCAAAGTACGAAAAAGATAGCTCCGATATTTCTTTAGGACTATTGCAAAAATTATCATCTTTGTACGGTGTCACTATTGATAACCTTTTTTTAGGTAAAAAAGTACGAAAATAATAGTACTTTATTAATTAGAAAGGCAGGCAAGAAATGAGAAGGAATTATAGCAAGGTCATAGATGAGCTGAGAACTTCCTACAACTTGAATTTAGTTGCTATTGGTCAACGTATCGGAATAGACCCCCGAACAGTTGGTAAATGGTGGCAGGGTAAACATAACCCGAACCAAGAAAGCAGAAAGAAACTGAATAGGCTATATAGAGAGGTGAAAGAAACTATGATGACACAAGTAAATATTTTTGAAGAAGCTAATGACAACACAAAGCAGGTTATGCAAGTTATTACAACGACAAATTTTCATGGACAACCTTTAGACATTTACGGTGATATTCAGGAGCCTTTATTTTTGGCTAGGGCAGTCGCTGAAATGATTGATTACACAAAAACTAGCCAAGGGTACTATGACGTACAAGCTATGCTAAGAAAAGTAGATGAGGATGAAAAGCTTAAAGGAATGGCTTTAGAAGGTACTACGAAAAATTTTCGTAGTGGTCAAAAAGTTTGGTTTTTAACTGAGCATGGACTTTATGAAGTGCTTATGCGTTCAAACAAACCAAAAGCCAAAGAGTTTAGAAAAGCAGTCAAAAACATTCTAAAAGAAATCCGCTTGAATGGCTATTACATGCAAGGCGAATTGGTGCAAGAACTAGCTCAACCAAGCACCCAAAAACTACCAGGTATAAGTGACCTAACTTATATACGAAATAAGCTAGCTGATTTAGTTGATATGGATAATCTAGCTGATATTTCAAATGGGATTGACCGAGTTCAGCAACTAGTGAAGCTGATCAGCTTGTAGGAGCAATCTATGAACAAAACAGAAACATGGAACGGATATACTATCCGATTTGTAGAGCACCAAGGCGAATGGTGGGCGGTGCTAGCTGATATTGCTAAAGCACTAGATCTGAATCCAAAATTTATTAAACAACGTTTGGGAGATGAGGTTGTTTCAAACAACCACGTCGCAGACAGTTTAGGGCGTCAACAAGAAATGTTAATCGTTAATGAGTTTGGTATTTATGAAACTATCTTCTCAAGCCGTAAGAAGGAAGCCAAAACCTTTAAATTATGGGTATTTGAAACCATTAAACAGTTAAGACAAAGCACAGGCCTCGAGGGCTTCCAAGTGTTTAGAATGTTAGATAAAGAACATCAGAAGCAGGCAATGAATAGACTAGTTAATGGCTTAGAACAGGTTAAACAGACCGACCTTATCAAAGCCAACACGATTGCCAATAAAGCGGTATCTAATAAGTATGGATTACCAAAGATGATTAGCAAATCTCAAATGACTGAACAAATGTTAAAAGATAGAGAGCAGTTATTAGACGATACCGTTGAACTTATGGTAATCAAGGATAAATTTGACCTTGGTATCAGTGTTTCAAACGCTATTTACAGTAGAGCAACCTATTAAGAAAGGCAGGTAAATAAAAAATGGCTAGAACACCATTTACACAAGAATTATTACATCAGATATTTGACGATACAGGAACAATGAGCCTAGAGCTTATTGCTGAGCGGCTTCCCGATTGGTCTGAAAAAGACATCAAGCTTAGGCTGGCAGCTTGGCGGTATCGAAATAACATTGATTACACCATGGCAAACGGTGAAATTGATACCTTTGAAATTATCAATGACAGAAAAGCCATATCCGAAGAAGTTTCCGCAGGAAGACAACTTAAGCTTGAAGAGTATTTCAAGCAAGTACAGGCAACGGCTGAAATTATTAATAAACCGACTGCTAGCGACACCAATCGTTTAAAGGCCATTCAATTACAACAAGTGGCTATGGATGAAATTCCTGATCAGTATTTTAAAGAACTAACGGAACTCTATGGATAGAGGAGAATTACCATGAACCTAGTTTACTTGGACGGTAAGAAAGAGCCTTACACCACACACGACATCATAGCTGAACATGCTGAAATTGACATTATTTCAGTTAGAAAGCTGATTGATAAGCATAAAAAGGATTAAGAACGAAAGTGCAGTAGTGTGGTACATAAGGTAACGCACCCCCTTTTTTACTACGTAACCTCTAAAACGTTGATATAGATAGCGTTAGAGAAGGATGGTTACGCAGTAACGCAAAATCACCCTACCCTACCCCTATATATAAATAAATAATTAATAAATCATTAATTAGACTTATTGTTTGTTACTGCGTAACCTTTCTTAAATAAATGCTGAAATCGATTGGTACTAAAGAGATTGAGTAGGTTACGCAACATGGAAAATTCTGCGTAACTTTGCGTGACCATGCGTTACCTTTTAGAAGCGTTTGGGGTTTTGTCATTTGAAATCCATAAACCTGAAAAAGGTTCACTAGTCGGACGACCTAGAAGAATTTATCACTTAAACGAACAGCAGGCGACTTTATTAGTTACCTATCTAGGAAATACCGAACCAGTCAGAGAGTTTAAAAAGAATCTAGTCAAGGCATTCTTTGAAATGCGAGAAGAACTCACTCAAATTAGGTTACAGCGTTCTCTTGAAGCTCCTAAACGAAAAACACTTAATGAAGCTATCAAGACATGGGAACACGCGCCTAAAATGGCTTATCCGACTGTGTACAATCTATTGCTTAAAGCTGTTACTGGTAAGAATAGCAAGCAATTAAAAGCAACCAGAGGTGGTTATTCTGATATTGACTGCTTAAACTCAATTGAACTAGCACAATACACTGCTTTAGAAGATATGGCAATCGCTCTTATCAATCTTAATTTTACCTATCAAGATATTAAGACAATGGCATTAAAAAACACGCTACAATGCGCGTGAAAACAACAAAAAAGGCTTTGACAGCGACCAAACTTCCAAGCCTTCAACTAGTATAACTAAACTCAATTAATAAAGCAGGCAAGCTATTATTAAAGGGGTTTTATATCTTAAATTATAGCATATTGAAGCTATTTTGACCATACGTAGGGAGCTACCCCTTAAAACTAGCATGAATCTAGTATAAGAAACAAGCAATCAATAAAAACACTACACAGAAAATAATAATTAAGC